TGTACCTATATCAATCAATTACCCATTCTTTTTTAAACCTATACAAGATGGTATGGATCGCCCAAAATCCGAGCTTGCTTATCGCGTACCCGCTAGTAAGTTTACTCGAAAGAAAATCACGGCTAATGAAAAGCTGGAGGACATACAAGGGTTAGATACAACGATTGACTGGAAGAATACTGGTGATAACAGTTATGATGGTGAAAAACTAGCTTTACTAGTACACGATGAAAGTGGTAAATGGGAAAGACCTGATAATATTTTAAATAACTGGAGGGTTACAAAAACATGTTTACGATTAGGTTCTAGAATAATCGGTAAATGTATGATGGGATCAACCTCAAACGCATTAGACAAAGGTGGAGAAAACTTTAAAAAATTATATAACTCATCCGATGTCACAAAAAGAAATAGAAATGGTCAGACAAAATCTGGCTTATACTCTTTGTTTGTCCCAATGGAGTGGAACTACGAGGGATTTATTGATGAGTACGGAGTTCCAGTTTTTACTACTCCTGACGTCAACAGACTCGCACCAGACGGTGAACTAATAGATGTAGGTGTAATTGATAACTGGCAAAATGAAGTTGATGGTTTAAAAGATGATCAAGATGGATTAAATGAATTTTACCGTCAGTTTCCAAGAACTACAGAGCACGCGTTTAGAGATGAGACTAAGGGAAGTATATTTAATCTAGTAAAGTTATATGAGCAAATAGATTATAACGAAGAAATGTCTAGAACTTTAGGTGTTACTCAAGGTAATTTTCAGTGGGTTAATGGGATTAAGGATTCTCAAGTTATATTTTATCCAGATCCAAAAGGTAGGTTTAAAGTAAGTTGGGTTCCACCTCAACAATTGCAAAATAGAGTTATACTTAAAAACGGTGTCAAGCACCCGGGTAACGAACACATGGGGGCTTTTGGTTGTGACAGCTATGATATATCAGGAACAGTAGATGGAGTTGGATCTAAAGGAGCTTTACACGGTTTAACTAGATTCTCAATGGAAGATGCCCCGGCTAATAGTTTCTTTTTAGAATATTTATCAAGACCACCAACTGCTGAAATGTTTTTTGAAGATGTTCTAATGGCTTTGGTTTTTTACGGGATGCCGATATTAGCAGAGAACAACAAACCACGTCTTTTGTATTATTTAAGGCGAAGAGGATATAGAGGGTTTAGTATGAATAGACCTGATAAGATATGGAACAAATTATCTGTAGCAGAAAAAGAAGTTGGTGGAATACCCAATTCAAGTGAAGATATAAAGCAAGCGCATGCTGCTGCTATTGAGATGTACATTCAAGATCACGTAGGTATTAAACAAGATGGTTCTAACGGTGATTGTTACTTCAATGAGCTGCTAAATGATTGGACAAAGTTCGATATAAACAAAAGAACAAAACACGATGCGTCTATAAGTTCTGGGCTAGCTATCATGGCTAATAACAGACATTTATATGCGCCAAACGCAAAGGTTGAAAAACAAAAGTTAAACATAAACGTTTCCAGATATACGAACACTGGGAGTAATTCACAAATAATCAAGTAATAAATATGGCAGAGTCTGGCATTAAAAGTTATTTCCCAAGTCAAACCGTAAGTGACGCTGAAAAGATAAGTTACGAGTATGGTTTAAAAGTTGGTAAAGCTATAGAGCAAGAGTGGTTTAATAGTGATAGAAATTCTAGTAGATATAAATCTAACCAGAATGACTTTCACAGTTTAAGATTGTACGCTAGAGGCGAGCAGTCTATTCAAAAATATAAGGATGAGTTATCTATAAACGGTGATTTGTCCTATTTAAATTTAGATTGGACACCTGTGCCTATAATCTCAAAGTTTGTTGATATTGTAGTTAATGGTATGTCTGAAAGAATGTATGATATAAAAGCTTATTCTCAAGACCCATACGGCGTTAGCAAGAGAACAGCTTACATGGACTCTATCTTGGCTGACATGCGAACAAAGGAATTAAATGCTTTTACAGAAGATGCTTTTGGAATTCAAATATCAGAGCACGATGAAGAAACATTACCTGATTCTGAAGAAGAGTTAGCATTGCATATGCAGCTTTCTTATAAGCAAGCTGTGGAGATCGCTGAAGAACAAGCTATAAATACTTTGTTAGATGGTAATAAGTTTGAGTTAATAAAGAAAAGATTCTATTACGATCTAACGGTACTAGGCATAGGTTGTACTAAGACTGGATTTAATACTTCTGAAGGCGTTACCATAGACTATGTTGATCCAGCTAATTTAGTTTACTCTTACACTGATTCGCCTTATTTTGAAGATATATACTATGTCGGTGAAGTTAAGACTATTCCAGTGAATGAGTTGGCAAAACAATTTCCTCATTTATCGGGTGAAGATCTAGAAGACATAATGAAAAACAAGTCTAATAATAGATCTAATTATAACTCAACGCATACTTACAATAAAGAAGACAATAATACCATACAAGTTTTATATTTTAATTATAAAACCTATATGAATGAAGTTTATAAAGTAAAAGAAACTGGTACTGGTGCAGATAAAATTATACCTAAAGATGATTTGTTTAATCCACCGGAAGATATGGAAGGTGGTTTTAGTAGAATGTTAAGGTCTATAGAGTGTTTGTACGAGGGCGCTATAATTCTTGGTACAGATAAACTGCTTAAATGGGAGATGTCTAAAAACATGATGCGACCTAAAAGTGATTACACTAAAGTTAAGATGAATTATTCTATCGTAGCTCCTAGAATGTACAACGGTAAAATAGATTCATTGGTTAAAAAAATAACTGGCTTTGCCGACATGATTCAGTTAACACATCTAAAACTACAACAAGTGATGTCACGCATGGTTCCTGATGGAGTTTATCTTGATGCAGACGGATTAGCTGAAATAGATTTAGGTAACGGAACTAACTATAGTCCGCAAGAAGCTTTAAACATGTTTTTTCAAACTGGTTCTGTTATTGGTAGAAGTTTCACTTCTGAGGGCGATCAAAACCCTGGTAAAGTTCCAATTCAAGAAATACAGTCTGGTAGTGGTGGTAATAAAATGCAAGCTCTTATTGGTAATTATAATTACTATCTACAGATGATAAGAGATGTAACCGGGCTTAATGAGGCTAGAGACGGTAGTATGCCTGATAAAAATGCTTTAGTTGGAGTTCAAAAGTTAGCGGCAGCAAATTCAAATACAGCCACTAGACATATGTTACAAGCTGGTTTGTTTTTAACAGCAGAAACATGCGAGTGTTTATCACTTAGAATATCTGACATACTAGAGTACTCGCCGTCTAAAGATGCTTTCATGCAAGCTATAGGTGGTCACAACCTAGCTACGCTTAGCGAAATGTCTGAATTACACTTGTACGATTTTGGTATATTTTTAGAGTTACTACCGGATGAAGAAGAAAAAGCTTTGTTAGAAAATAATATTCAAATGGCTCTTCAACAAAAAATAATAGATTTAGAAGATGCTATTGATGTTAGAGAAATAAGAAATGTAAAACTTGCTAATCAAGTACTAAAGATTAGAAGAAAAAAGAAGTTGGAGCGAGATCAAAAAATGCAACAAGAAAACATACAAGTACAAGCTCAAGCTAACACTCAGGCTCAACAAGCAGCCGCTCAAAGTGAAGTACAAAAAAATCAAGCTATATCTCAGAGTCAAGCACAATTAGAACAAGTTAAAGCTGAATTAAAATCTAAACAAATGGAATTAGAAGTTCAGCATAAAATGAAGCTAATGCAGTTTGAGTTTGAAATTAATCAACAACTTCAAAAAATGAACATGGAGCAAGTTGACATGAAAGACACGGTAAAAGAAGACCGCAAAGATAACAGATCAAAAATGCAAGCATCACAACAAAGTGAGCTTATAGACCAAAAACAAAACAACAAACCACCTAAAAACTTTGAGTCATCAGGTAATGATATACTAGGTGGTGACTTTAGTTTAGGTAAATTTGATCCTAGTTAGAATTATTAATTATTATTATATTATATTATGGAAGAAGAAAATGAAAAAGTAATCGAAGAGATTACAAAAGAAACGACTGAACAAGTTGATGAAAGTAAATTTGAATCTGCTGGAGACGACAGTATTATGAAGGTAGATTTAAGCGCTCCACCACCGGAGCAAAAAGTAGAAACTGAAGCTGTGGCAGAAGAAAAACCTGAAGAGGCAGTGACTGAAGTTACTAGCGAAACAGAAACACAGCTTGAAACCGAAACACAAGAAACTCCAGTATTAGAAGAAATTACTGAAGAAGAGGTTTCTGAGGTTGAAGAGCAAGTTGAAGAAGCTATTGCTGAGGCCGAAGCTACTGGAAAACCTTTACCAGAAAACATACAAAAGTTAGTAGACTTTATAGATGAAACTGGTGGAGATATAAATGATTACGTTAAGCTTAATCAAGATTACAGTGATATGGATAATGATGATCTATTACACGAATACTACAAGCAAACAAAACCTCATTTAAATAACGAAGAAATTAACTTCCTTATGGAAGATACATTCTCATTCGACGAAGATACAGACGACGATAGAGAAATACGTAGAAAGAAATTAGCGCTTAAAGAGCAAGTTGCCAGCGCTAAAAGC